AAGGTGGCGTACCGGCGGCTCAAGCGCGGCCTACCGGAGACGCTGTACACCGCCAACGAGTCGGAGCTTACGATCACCCTGCTGAACGGGGCGATCATCTCCTTCCGGTCTGCGGAGAAGCCGGACAATCTCTACGGCGAGGACGTATACGCCGCCGTGCTGGACGAGGCGACGCGGATGAGGGAGGAGGCGTGGCACGCGATCCGCTCGACCCTGACCGCGACCCGTGGCCCGGTGCGGATCATCGGCAACGTCAAGGGCAGGAGGAACTGGGCCTATGCTCTGGCGCGTCGGGCCGAGGGCAGGGAGTCGGGGTGGGCCTATGCGAAGCTCACGGCCTCGGACGCCATCGACGCGGGGATCATAGCGCCGGAGGAGATCGAACAGGCCCAGCGGCAGTTGCCAGAGAACGTGTTCCGTGAGTTGTACTTCGCCGAGCCGTCCGACGACGGCGGGAACCCGTTCGGGCAGGAGGCTATCCGGGCCTGCATCGGGGACGTCTCCGGCGATCCTCCGGTCGTCTACGGGGTCGACCTCGCGAAGAGCGTCGACTGGACGGTCGTCGTTGGCCTCGACGAGACCGGGGCCGTCTGCCGGTTCGACCGTTATCAGTGGCCCTGGGAGGAGACCGTGCGGCGGCTGGCCCAGGAGATCGGTGCCACGCCCGCCATCGTGGACTCCACCGGGGTCGGCGACCCGATCGTCGAGCGGCTCCAGCGGGAGCTATCGAACGTCGAAGGCTATCACTTCTCCTCGTCATCCAAGCAGCACCTGATGGAGGGGTTGGCGATGGCGATCCAGACCGGGGAGGTGCGGTATCCGCAGGGCGTGATCGTCTCCGAGCTGGATGTCTTCGCCTTTGAGTACACCAGGACGGGCGTCCGGTACTCGGCCCCGGACGGGATGCACGACGACTGCGTGATGGCCCTGGCCCTGGCGGTATATGGCCGGACGGGTGTGCCGGGAGTCGGGGTATGGTAGATACCACCTCAACCGCAACCAACGGCCTGTATGCGCGATCTGTTAACGGATACGCCGGGGCATGACGGAGGAGTGCAAGGAACTCCGGTGCCAGGGCTGCGGGAAGTTACTCGCGGAGAAGGCCGCGTCCGGTACGGTGATCGTGTGCAGCCGGTGCAAGACCCGGAACGAGGCTATCACATGAAACCATATTACGAGGACGACGCGGTGACCATCTACCACGGGGACTGCCGGGAGATTCTGCCGACGCTGCAGGCTAGCGTACTCGTGACCGACCCTCCCTATGGCATGAATTTCGTTGCTGGCGAACGTCACCATGATGGTAAGTGGACATCGCGGTGGGCCGGTACTCCAATAGTGGGCGATAGAGATTTGACAGTCAGGGATGAAATATTGGCCTGCTGGAGTCCTCGCCCCGCCCTTGTTTTTGGTTCATGGAAAACATCCGTCCCGATAGATGCCCGCGAAATGCTGGTGTGGGACAAAGTAGTATCGACTGGCATGGGAGCGTTGGACATTCCCTGGCGACCATCGTGGGAGGGGATATATGTCCTGGGACATGGGTTTGAAGGGGCTCGAGGACATGGAGTGCTCCGTTACTCACTCCCGACGCTCGCGCCAGAACGGCAGATGCACCCAACGCCTAAGCCCATCGGGCTGATGCGAGCCTTGATTGACAAATGCCCTCCCGGTACTATCCTCGACCCCTTCATGGGCAGCGGCACCACGCTTAGAGCCGCCAAAGACCTGGGCCGCAAGGCTATCGGGATTGAAATCGAGGAGCGGTATTGCGAGATAGCTGCCCAGAGGATGTCGCAATCGGTGCTGGCGTTTGACGCGGTCTGACCGGTCGTGATATCGTCGATGACAGTGGCCCGATCCGGCGCAGTGTCCGAGGCGTAACAGCCCGAACGCCGGAGGAGGTCGCTTTTGGCGTTCTGGTCTCCGCTGTTCCGCAAGCAGGCGCAGGAACTCTCGACCACCGTCCCGCTCAACCTCGACGTCGGGCAGGCGTCATACCCTGACGCCAATTACGCCAACTTCGCCTCTGAGGGCTACGGCAAGAACGAGATCGTCCACGCCTGCATCCGCGAGCTAGCGACCTCTGCGGCCTCGCCCCGGTACTACGTCCAGGCTCCCTCGGCTGAAGGCGGCTCCGTCGAGGTCGAGACCGGCCTGCTCTACGACCTGACCACCAAGCCTAACCCGTACTCCGATTGGTACTCGTTCATCGAGCGGCTGGTCACGTTCCTCATGGTGGCGGGCAACGCCTACGTGATCAAGGAGCGGGGGAGGAACGACCAGGTCTCGGCCATGTACCTCCTGCGTCCCGACCGGGTCACCATCGTCGCCGGGGACTACGGCGCGGAGAGCTACGTCTACACGGTCGGCAGCACCGAGTACGGGGTCGCCGCACGGGATATGTGCCACCTGGCCCTGCCCAATCCCGGCGGGGACATCTACGGCCTCAGTCCTCTCCAGGTCGCGGCCCGCACCGTCAACCTCGATTTGAACATGACGGCCTTCGCGAAGGTGTATTTCCAGAACGCGGGCGTCCCGTCCGGTTTGCTCAAGGTGAAGCGACGGCTGACCTCCCAAGAGGAGGCGGCGACGATCCGGTCCCGGTGGCGGTCTCAGTTCGGCGGGGTCAACAACTTCCACCGGATCGCGATCCTCGACGATGACGCCGAGTACCAGCCGATGTCGAACTCGCCGAAGGACATGGAGCTGGCGGGGCTGCACAATCTGACCGAGTCCCGCATCTGCGCGGTATTCGGAGTCCCGCCGATTTTGGTGGGGGCTAACGTCGGACTCCAGCGATCGACATTCTCCAACTACCGGGAGGCCCGTCTGGCGTTCCACAGCGAGACCCTGGAGCCGATGGTCGCCCGAATCCTCCGGTACTTCAACGCGAACCTGTTCGACGAGTACAGCACCAACGAGACCCTCGCAGTCGACTGGGCCGCGATGCGGGCCACGCTCGACGACCAGGAGGCGACGACGACCCGCCTGACGGCTTTGTTCGCGGGCGGCATCCTCACCCTGAACGAGACGCGGGAGGCACTGGGATTCGAGGCGGTCTCAGACGGTGCGCTCCGGCGCATCCCGTCATCGGTCTTCGAGGTAGCCGAGGGGCAGGCCGCTCCGGTCGCGGTCGATGCCGCTCCGGTCGAGCAGGCGCACCCGATTCTCGCGGAGATCAAGGCTCCTCGCGTTGCTCCTCGCGCCCAGATACTCCGACGCCGGATGATCGAGGAGCGGGAGGAGGAGACAGACGCGCTGAGTGCCAAGGTACTGACCCACTTCCGAGGCATCCGTAACCGGGTCGACGGCATCCTCGGGCGTCACATGGAGCGGCAGACCGCCCAGACGAAGGACTATCCGTTCGGCGTCTCCGATATGCTCCCGCCCATCGAGACAGGCAACATGGAGAGAATCCTGGAGGCGGCATATCGCCGGGTCTCGAAGCGGACGTTCGGGACGATCAACGACGTCGGCGTCGCCGGGACTCTCGACTGGTCGGACAAGCTGCCGACGGTCCAGCGGGTACTGACCCAGGCACCGACGCGGGCTGCGATGATCCACCGGACGACATCCAAGGCCATCGGACGGGCGGTGGGTATCGGTCTGGAGCGGGGTTACTCCATCGAGCAACTAGCACGGGGCGTACCGGACGACAAGTTCCCCGGTATCCGCTCGATCCTGGGCGAGACCGAGAACCGGTCGAGGCTGATAGCCCGCACCGAAATAATGAGGACGCAAAATGCGACAACGATCGGTTTTTACAGGGAACAAAATTTTGTGTACGTCCAGGCCGACGACGTGGACGGAGACCCCGACGACGATTTCGTCGACCCCGGCGACCCAGAAGGCCGGACCTGCGCGGAGCGGCACGGCAAGATATATACGCTGGAAGATGCCCAGAACATTGACGACCATCCCAACGGGACGCTGAACTGGATGCCGATGCCGAGGGGCTACACAGGGGGAGCGACATGATTCACAAGACCGTGATCGCCAGCGCGAAGGCCATCGACGAGGCCGAGGGGATCGTCGAGGCGTACACGAACACGATGGGCGTGGTCGATGCCGATGGCGACATCGTGGAGCCGACCGCCTTCGATGCCTCGATCGCCGATAATCTGCCGATACCCGTCCTGTCCGGCCATGACCAAGGGAAGCTCGTCGGGAAGGTCATCTTCGCCCAGCCCCGGCACATCGAGGGTGACGAGTACCGGCTGTTCACTAGGATGAGAATGAACATGGAGACCGAGGCGGGCCGGGACGCCTTCAGTAATGTCGCCGGGGATTACGTCCGCGAGTGGTCTATCGGGTTCAATATCCCGAAGGAATCCGACGTCGAGCAGGAGGGCAGCGATGTCTCGACGGTCGTCAGGCGCATAGCGAACCTGGACTGGGTCGAGGTCTCGTCGGTGATACGCGGGTCGTCTCCCTCCACCGAGACCGTTGCGGCCAAATCCTCGCCGGTGACGGAGGAGAAGGGCGCGATCCCGTCCCACCTGACGGCCTGGGTCGAGGACGCCTGGGACGGCAGTCTGATGCGGGGCCGCATCAAGGGCGGTGCGGCAGTCCTCCGAGCGGCCCATGCCTGGGTCGATGCCGACGGCGATCCCGAACTCAAGTCGAGCTACAAATATCTGCACCACCATGTCGGTCGCAATGGCCGAGGCGGGGCCGCGAACGTCCGGGCCATCACGACTGCCCTGGCGAACCTCAACGCCCGCAGGACGTCGATACCGGAGAACGACCGGCGCGGGGTGTACAACCACCTGGCACGGCACCTACGCGAGGCTGGCCGTAGGCCCTCCGAGCTACGGTCTGCCGATCCTCCCGACGGCTCCAAGCCCTACCCGAACTTCCACGCCTGCAGGTTGCGGGAGCCGGACGAGTTCAACGAGTTCCGCACCGGCGACTCGACCATCGGCGACAAGCCGGTCAAGGTACTGTACGGCAGAGAGATGGAGACCGGGGACTGGGCCATCGCATCATACCGATTCCCAGCCGACGATTGGACCGAGACCGAGGCCCGTGCGTTCTGCACGGATCACGACGGGATCAAATTCGAGCCAGCAACCGGCGATGACGACTCCGACGCAACGGACGAAGCCGCCTCCG